TAGGCCCCGTTGTTCTCGTAGGCGTGCCGGATGAAGCCGCCGTACAGTGGCGGGCGGGGGTAGCGGGTGAACGGCCCGGTCTCCGGCGCGCTGCCGTCGCCCCAGTCGATGGAGGTGATCTCCGCATCGGTCAGGTCGGTGGTGCCGTCCGGGTGCTCGCCCTGGCCGACGCCGACGTACTCGTACAGCCGGAAGTACATCCAGTTGCCGCTCAACGACCCAGCGGACGGGGAGACCTGGATGGAGGCCGACTTCACCGGGGCGGTGACGTTGACCATGATGCCGCTGTTGGTTGAACCGATGACCGAGACCTCGTAGTTGCCTATCTGCGAGACGAACTCGGAGACCAGGAACGACGCGCCCAAGAGGGTCGGGGAGTAGTAGACGGTCCCCGGAACCGGCTCGTCGTTGAAGGTGACGACCGAGGTCTTGCTGAACCCGGTGCCGTCGATTTGCAACGTGACGAAATCGTCCAGGGCAATGGAGGTCGGGGTGACAGAGGTCACGGTGATCGGGCCAGCGACCGGGGGCGGACCGCCACCCTCGACTCCGTTGATGAGCACCGCCAGGTTGCAGTCGTTGAACACCGTCGCCGGGGTCTGCACGTTGACGTACCAGAGGTTCAGCGGCGCACCCCTGCCGCTACCCCCGGAGACATCGTGGTACGGGTCCAAGACTCGGCTCGCGCCCTTGAGGACGGTCAGCCAGCCGGTGACTGCGATCTGGTCCACCGGCAGCCAGCAGTTGAGCGAGACCATCGCGCCCATCACCGTCTCCAGGTGACGGCCGACGCGGATGATCTCCTTGCCCATCCACTGTTCGGCCAGCGCCGGGTGGATGTGGATGACGGCCTGGCCCGTGTACTCGCACCGTGCGACGGTGTCAGCGTCGGCCAGCCCGCCCGCCTCGGTGGCGGTGCGGACCTCGAACTCGGAAATGGGGATGAACCCGCCGATGAGGTTGTCCTGGATGGTGCGGTTGACCCGCGCGTCATTGCCCTTCATCGCACTGGCCTGCATCTCGGCCAGGTCCATCGGGCCGTAACACTGGAGGCCGGTGAACACGGTGCCCGGCACGCCCTGGACCCAGGTCAGGTCACCCAGGCCCCGGTTCATGTTGATCGGCGCACACGGGTAGTTGCCGCCGATCATGACGCCGGACCCGCAGACGGTCTCGTAGGACCCGCCGTGCGCCAGGTGTGGGTCGTTGGACGAGATGACCGTGGCGATGTCGGTCAGGGTGTCCGAGCCTGGCGGAATCGTCGGGGTGGGGATGATGGTGCCGGTCGGCTGAACGCTCATGACGATTCCTTCTTCTCGGAGACGCGCGTACAACCCGCAGAGGCGCTACGGCGAGGGTGACATCTTTGTCACCCCCACCGCTACGTCTCGTCTGGAGGGGGTTTGCTCTGAACCGGAGGGGGCTGGTCCCTGAGCGCGTCCGCGTCCTCCTGAGTGGCGGTGACGGTGATGCCCAGACTGGTGATTGAGGTGTCGATGAACCCGATCTGGATGTTGTAGGTCCCCGCCACCGTGTAGACGTGCGTGGCGTATCCGCTGCCGTCCACTGTGAACGGCGGGTGCTGGATCGGTGACCCGTCCGCCCAGTCAATGGCCGCGAAGTGCTCGTCCGGGGGCAGCGGGTTGCCCTGCCAGTTGTCCAGCGGTCGCATCGCCATCGTCCCGCCGACGACGATGATCGCATTACTCGGGAGCCAGCCGACGTAGTAGTAGTAGGTCGCATGGACCGAGCCGGTGACGGGGGTCGCTCCAGGGTCGGTGAAGTCCACCCGCCAGTCCTTCGGCCCGAAGGACGTGTAGGTGTGGGTGACGCGGCCCAGCACGTCCCGGACGAACGGCGGCGTCTGGACGACACCGTTCTCCCAGGTGATCGAGGCGATCTCCGCATCGGTGGCCTGACCGGGGGTGGGGGTGACCTGCCTGACCAACAGCCCGGCCGCATCCTCGAAGTCCACGACCGGGTACTCGTTCATCTCGGTAACCGAGTAGGTCGGCGGGGGGTCGAGGACCAGCGCCAGAGTGCCGGACTCCTTGCCGTCGAGGAAGAAGGCGTCGGTGTCGAAGTTGCCAGCCGTCGTGTAGGTGTGGCGGGCGAAGCCGTTGCTGTCGATGGTGAACGGCGGGGTCTCGACCGTGCCGTCACCCCAGTCGAGGCTGGTGAAGTGGTCGTCCGGTGACAGCGGAGGCCCATCGGGGCCATTCAACGGGCGCATCCCGAATGTCCCGCCCGCAAAGATCGTCTGGCTGTCCGGGTCCCAGTCGAGGCGGTAGTCGATACCCCCTGGCTCGACAGTGACGGTGTAGCCCATGCGGTAGCCGTCGAGGAAGGTGATGTCGGCGCGGGGCGAGCCTGCCGTTTCGTAAATGTGGGTCGCGTACCCGCTGGCGTTCAAGACGAACGGGTTGTGGTCGATGGTGCCGTCGCCCCATTCGATGCTGTCGAAGTGTTCGTTGGTCGGCAGCATCTCGGCGGCATAGGCATCCCAGGGGGCGATGCCGAACGGCTCGCCAACCTCCACCACACCACCGGGAGGGGAGGCGTCAACGTAGTAGGAGTACCTCACGGTGAAGGTCCCCGTCGCAGGCTGCACCTGCGGGTCAGTGAAGGTGACCGTCCAGACCTTTATCCCGTCCGACTGGTACTGGTGGGTGATGAGTGTCAGTCCCGGACCCGGCCGGGTGTACGGGGCAGTCTGTATCGTCGCGTCACCCCAGTTGATGCTGGCAATCTCGGCATCGGTCGCGTGGTGGGAATCCGGGCTCGTCTGCTGTACCTGGAGCCCAGCCAGGCCCCCGACGAACGGCTTGTCCGAGTAGGCCGTCACCTGGTAGGTCGGCGGATCGGGCAGCGGCGGGGGTCCGGGAGGGACGGTGATGGTGCGCACCAGGACTGGCTCGTCCGGCGACCACACCTGGGGCTGGACGCGCAGGTGGTTCGGGTTGTACTGGGCGATCCAGGCGTCCACCTCGCGGATGCCGGTAGCCCCGTTCGGGAATGAGCCAGCGGCAATCTCGTAGGAGACGCCCTGCCGGGCGACGCTGGTCACCCCGGACGGCAGGCGACACTTGCCACCCGAGCACGCCTTGGCGAACTCGCAGGCCAGCACGCCGCCTGCGTACTGCCCCAACGAGTCCACCGGGATCGCGTTGAGGTAGGTCACCGAGAACGTGCCGACCTCGGTATCGGCCAGCGAGAGGTCCTGGCAGTCCGGCCAGCACTCGCCGTTGAGGCGGATCAGCCACCGGCCGTCGTCCACCCGGTAGGTCCAGGGGTCAACGATCACGCCGTCGATCTTCACTTCCTGGACCGCGCCGATGGGGCGCGGGAGTTCGAGTTGGCAGAGCGCGCCGCAGCCGCAGGTGTCNCCCCCGCAGGTGCAGTTGAACCAGGTCCCGGACCAGTTGACCGGGGCGAACGCAGACCCGCCGTAGAAGGGCTGGTAGCCCGCGCAGACCTGACGGCACGGACGGACGGTGACGGGGCAGCCGCCGACCCGGTTGGCCGTCAGCATCCGCAGGGTCATCCCGGCCAGCGCGGCTGCGCGGTCCTGAACGTCCTGCGGGTAGGTACTGAACTCGGCACAGCAGGAGTCATCCAGCGGCCAGCAGTAGTCGTCCATGCGCACCCTTCCGCTCACCACTGAGGGCGAGGTCGAAACCTCGCCCTCAGTGTGATGCCTTACGGCTCGTCCCTACTAGGCGCTCGCGTCCGCGGGCTCCCTCTTGCCCTTGCCCGTGGCCGTGGCCTCGGGGTCCGCAGCCAGGGCCGCAGAGTCGGCAGCCCAGGCGGTGCCGTTCCAGTGGGCCTTGGTGTTGTTGCCGAGGACGACATGCTCGCCCGAGCCCCAGGCGGTGTTCGGGCTCGCGGTCACTCCGGTCATTCCGGCCAGGTTGGACGGAGCGTAGGAGTCAACGGGAGTCCAGGTGCCGGGGTTGCCTGCGGTCGCACCGGTCGCGGGAACGCCCGTGGAGGTGCAGTCACAGGAGGCCGCTGGCGGGGCCACGTCGGTCAGTTGGACGTGCAGGTGGTCGCCGCTCTGGATGGGCTCCAGGAGCGGACCTGCGGTGCCACCGGACCCGCCGACGACGTTGTACGGCCCGACGCCCCAGCCGGAGCCCGTCTTGGTCGCCGCACCGTTGATAGTGAACGAGACCGCCGCGTTCTCAATGGTGAAGTCACCCAACGTCCCGCCCTGCATGAACGGCACGAGGATGTATCCGAAGGAGCCCTGCGCGTTCACGTTCTCAGGGTCGCAGGCGACCTGGGGAACGCTGCTCCAGAGTTCGAGAGCGAACCCGTAGTCACAGGCGGACCGGTCCGAGTTGACCCGGAAGCCGACCGCGTTGCCCTGCCAGTCGTAGACCGCAGCCTGACCGGTGAGCATCGCGTACAACTCAGGGTTGACCTCGCAGAACGTGATGACCGCGGTATAGCCGGTCAGTGTCGGGCAGGCTGCGTCACGAACGCAGACCTTGCCCGAGGCGTTGGTGACGCTGATCTCCTCGCCCTCATCGGTGTTGGCCGTGAAGGCGACGGACACGAATCCGTCAGTGGTGACGGAGCCGCACGCGCCCGCCTTGGGACGCCCGCAGCCGTCGAGGGCCGTAGCCCGCATCACCCGCCCACGGACCAGTGGGAAACAGTTGTTCGACACGGGCCTACTCCTCGTCCTTGTTGGCCGACTTCACCTTGGCGATGACCTCGGCCGGAGCGTTGAAGCCACCCCGGTCGTAGTTCACGGTCACCACTCGCTGATCCAGACCTGCTTCCTCGGCGGCTGCCAGGAGCAGTACGGCGTTGTCCTCGTTGATCCCGGCGTGGAAGGTCTCACCCTTCTCGTCGGTGTCGGGGGTGACAGACTTGTCACCCTCCTTGACCTCGGCGGTTTCGGCGTCCACGACCTCGTCATCGGTCTCGGGCAGGTTGCCCTCGTCCTTGTGTTTCGCCATCGTCAACCTCCTCGAAGGTGAAGGGGGCGGACCGTCCCGCGATGGCGCAGACGGCCCGCCCACGACGGCTACGGGGTGACGGCTCCGGTGAGGCACTCGGTGTTCGTGTTGGCACCCGTGACGCCAGCGGAGCACAGGTCGATGGTCGTCTTGTACGCCTTGTAGCACTTCTGGAGGAGGAGGACGCCCTGCTCGTAGAACAGCGCGGTGTAGAGGTTCTGCTTGAGCGAGGCGGCGTCGTAGACGGCGTCCAGGCTGATGACCGGGGAGACGCCCTTGACGAACGTGCCAGCCGGGTAGACGAGGGCCTCGACGGTGGCCGGGTAGCCGGTCGCGTCGTCCTCAAGGGTCTGCCAGGACTGGACGAACTGGAGGCTGACGTTGCGGGCCGAGAAGTACGCCGCGATGTTCGCGTCGGTGACGGCGAGCAGGTCAACACCAGAGCGGATCGACAGGTCGGAGCGGATCGCGCCCTTGGCCCAGTAGGGCAGGACGACCTCGACCGTGGCGTTGTTGGCGATGCGGAAGTTGCTCCGCGCCACGATGGCGATGAACTCGACGTGGTCGAGGATGTCGCTGGCCGAGGAGCCGCGCGAGGCCAGGTCGATGGGCGTGGCAGCGGCGATGGCCTGGGCCAGCAACTTCGCGGTGATCGCGTGCTGGTGGGCAATCATCGCCTCGCGGATGAACGCCGCGACGAGTTCCGGGTAGCCCGCCTCGGTGAGGATCGGGGAGGTGAGGCAGATGCCACACGCCTCCAGCCGGACCTCGGTGAACGGAGGACACGGGACCTCGTAGCAGGTCTTGGGCGTACCGGCGATGGCCTGCGCCTCGGTCTGGCAGAACGTCGCACCGTAGAGGCCCGAGAAGTCGGGGCCGGAGGTGTAGCGCACGCCGCCACGGCTGACGCTGATCTCCGGGAGGTCCCAGAGGCCGTCAGTCGAGCCGCCGCCGCAGAGGTCGTAGATCGTCTCGGACGGTGCGCACCAGCCACCGGACGCGGTGAGCGAGTTGCCGGGCAGACGACCCTCGCGGCTGGCGTAGTCCACGATGTCGGAGTCGCGGCTGCCGGAGGCGACCAGTTCGGCCGGGAAGGACAGGTTGAACTGGCCGACCGGGTACCGCTGGAGTGACGCACCGGGAACGCCCCACGCGGTGGGGAAGGCACGGGCCTTGTTCAGGAAGCCGTCCGTGAGGTTGTCCCAGTCACCGAGGACCTGACCGGTCGAGTAGCCGGGAACGTCCGCGGAGGCGGTGATGACGATGCCCTGGAGCGGCGGGGTCTGGGGGACGACCGGGCGGGCTACGCGACGCGAGAGCGTGGCGACCGTGGTGCTCGCGCTGACCGAGGCGGGCTCGGACTTCGTGGGCGGCTCGGCAGCGGGCTCGGGTGCGGGGTCCGGCTCCGGGGCCGGGTCGGGGGTGGGTGCGGGCTCGGGGTCGGCGGGGGTCCGGGGCTGCACGGAGGCGGCCTCACGGACAGCGGCCATACGGGACACGCGGGTAGTGGCAGCGGTCTCGCGGCCCTCCTGCTCATCACGCAGGATGCGCAGCGAGGCGACGATCCGCTCAGCGGCGGTCACGTCATCATCGGTGGGCGCGTCCAGGTCAAGCAGGGCATTGAGGGCAGCCTCGCCCTCAGCGATCTTGGCGGCGAGCGCCTCGGCGTCATAGGCGCTGAGGTCCTCGACAACGGAGAAGTCCATGTCGTATCTCCTGACAGGGCAAGCGAACTAGGGAGGTTGAACTGACACTCCGCGCTTGGCGCTGGGAGAACTCGCTACGGCTGGGCCGAGGGCGACATCTGTTCGGAGAGTAGAGCAGGGCCGCTGCGAATAGCAACGGCCCTGCTGGGGTGACATGTTTGTCACCCACCAACTACTTCGCCTTGATGGTCCCTCCACCGGCCCGAATCTGGGCGGCACGCGCCTCGATCTCGGTGCGGAAAGTCCGCTGCTCACCGCGCGGGTTCACAAAGATGAACTCCTTGGGTGTTCCATCCGCGTTCTTGTTGCCCTGGCAGCCGCAAGCCATCAGACCAGTTCCTTCCGTAGCCGAGCCATCTTGGATTTCGGGTCGAGCCCGGCTGCTGTGCGCAGCACGTTCATCTTGCGCCTCGCGTTCCGCGCCTCGATCTCGTCCACCGCAGCCATGACCGCTGCGCTGATGTCGATACCGGAGACGACGTGCGGAGCCCGGTCCACGATCCCTGCCGCGACCAGGCTGATCTGCTCGCCACCGGAAGCGGCCAGTTGGGTGCGCGGGACCAGGAAGCCGGGGACGTTGACGCAGAGGGCGGCGACCATCTCCAACCCTCCGGCAACCTCTCGCCAGTCACCGGAGAGTGGGGCTGCGGCAAGGGCATGTCGGTCCTCATCCGAGAGGTGATCCCGGACCCGTCCGCTGATCCAGATGCCGTGCACGTCCTCACCCGCGACAACATCAGCAGCGACCGTCCCAGTGTTGTCGTAGTGCGCCGCCGTCGCGGCAGCCGACAAGCGGGGACCAGCATGTCCTGTGCCGAGGGTGACGTGGCCTACCGCGATGTCTCCCTCGTCTGTGTGGACTGCGCCGGTACGGAAGTGGGCGTAGTTGCTGCCGCTGAACGGCGGGGTGACGCAGGTGCCCTTGATGCCGATGTGGCAGGTGCCCCACGCCGCCAGGTGCCCGAAGATGCGCCCGTCATCGGTGATGGTCACCGGGGTCGGCGCGGTCAGGTTCGGGTTGTCGAAGTACCGAGCCGAGATGGTCGGGCGAGCGGAGGCGACGAGGGTGATCGAGGGAGCCAGGGCCTCGGTCACGCCAGAGTGGCGACCTCGCCGCGCCCCGCCACCCTCGCTCGGGGCTCGTCCGGGCCAGAAGCCGGTGGCGTCGTAGTGGCGGTTGGCGCAGTAGCCGTTGAGGTACTGGGCCTTGACGTACTTCGCCAGTTGACTGCGGCAACGGTTGAAGTCGCCGGGGGTGCCCCAGCGAATCTTGGCCGCGCCCTTGCCCCTGGTCCAGTACCGGCGCAGCCGCTCGGTGTCCACCGGGTGGGTGAGCCAGCCGGGACCGTCCTCGGTCTTGACCGCGAACTCGTCCATGTCGTCATCGGTCGCGGCGATGTTCTCGGGCGGGTCCTCACCGAGTTCGTCGTAGGCCCCGCGCAGCGCCGCCTTGGCTTGGCTGATCTTCTCGGGCGGAGCGTCGGTACTGCCGAGCCGTCCGGCAGCGGCGTGCACACCGGCCCGGCTCAACTTCCCGTCCGGGGTGAGGATCGGCAACTTGTTATTGGACTTGTTCAACTTCTCGGGGCCGTCGTCCACCAGATGCACGATGGTCGCCTTGAAATACTGCTCGTCGGTGTAGTTGCTGGCCGACCCGTCCCAGGTGCCCTCGTCTATCGCCATCTCGCAGTTGCACGAGGCGGTCAGGGACTTGTCCTCCTCGCCCTCGGCGGGCCACTCGCCCAGGCCGACGAACGCCTCAGCGAACGCAGGGATCGCGCAGAGGGTCGCGCCGCAGACCCGGCCGTCCGGGAATACGGTGACCGCGTCCTGCGGGTCGTCGCCCTCGCTCCAGTCCCCGCCCGAGCGGTTCTGGAGTTCCATGCTGGCGTCGTCCACGTCCACGCTGACGCCCCGGATGCCCCCGTCCGCGATGAGGCCGATGGCTTCGTCCGCCTCGTCATGGCCGACGAGGAACACGCCCGACGCCTTGATGAGGTTGCCCTCGCGCCACACCTCGTCAATGCGGCCGACGACCACGCCGCCGTCATGGCCGGGCGCGGTCACCTTCTGCCACGAGAGGGGGAGCGGCAGGTCGCGCCAGCGCAGCGCGTCCTTGCCGAACTTGCGCCCGTCGCCCGACATGACATCTTCGGGAGCGAGGACGCCGTGCCAGGGGATCGCGGCGTCCTCGTCGGTGACAAGTTTGTCACCCTCGTCCAGATCGTCAACGTCAATGTCGATCTGCTCGAAAGCCTCGGTGACGGTCATGGTCTCTCCCTCGTTCGCAGACGCAGCCAGGGTCGCAGCCGAGACGGCGATGACACAACGGCAGTTGATGATCTGATCGGGCGGTGCGGCGGGGTCGCCGGGCAGTTCCATCCGGTACCCGGCAACGACGAACTTGTCGTTGATCCCCACGGTGACCCCGTCCACCTCACGGTGCGAGGTACGGACCCGGTCGTCGTGCATGGTGATCCAGGTCTTTTGCATCGACGGCTTGGTCGGGTCGCGGTGCACCTCCAGGCCCGCCGCCTCGGCCCCAGCNTTGATCGCCGCATTGGACAGCCAGCGCGAGATCATCTCGACACGGGACTCGAAGTTCGCGTCGGTCAGGCCGGTCGTCTTTTCCAGCGCGTCACGAGCCTTGGTGCGGAACTTCTGCACGTCCTGGCGGAAGTCGTTGCTGGTCATCTTCCCGGACTCGCGCCGGTAGACGCGGCGCATCAGGCGCTCGGCAGCGTTGACCAGGGTGCCCGCCCACGCCGTCTTGCCCCGGCGCTTGCGCCACAGCGCCCAGCGGACCGAGCCCTCCAGCGCGTTGGCCCCACGGTCCTGGACCGGCCGACGCGCAGCAGCGAACGCGGCCAGGTCGATGGTCATGACGCCGCCGCGAGGAAGGTCCGCATCTTCTCGTAGTCGTGCTCGCCCTGGGTGACCAGCAGGGAGCGGGTGTAGGAGTCGAGTGCGCTCTTGATCCGCTCCTGGTCACAGGTGAACCGGTGCATCGTCTGGGGCAGACAACTCCAGGCGTCCTCCATGAAGCGGTCGAGATCGCCGTTGCGCACCGGGACGTATCGGTACAGGTCGGCCGCGTTGACCCCCGCTGGCCGGACCCCGTACAGGGAGCGCATCTTGTTGCCCGCGCGTTCAAGCGCCCGAAAGACAAGAACCTCCGACGCTGCCGCCAGGTCCGGTGCGACCTCGTCGGTCTCGGAGTCCTCCGGGTTGGGCATGTCGCGGACCGGGTGCTCGTCCAGCGTGCGGTCGGGCCGAGCCTCGCGGGACACCTCGCCGGTCACGCCGAGGTCCACGCCGAGCAGCGCCAGCGCAGCGCCGACCTGCTCCGGTGTGGCGGAGCCTCCGGCCACCTTGCGCAGCAGCCAGGTCCGGTACTCCTCGATGGTCGGGGCGTCGTCCTCGTCAAAGCCGGTCTCGCGCCGCAACGCCTCACCGTCGAGTTCGCCTCGGTCGTACAACTCCAGGGCTTCCTTGCTGCGGTCCGGGCGCAGCCGCATCTGGGCCGTGTTGGCGACGACGCGCCACATCTCGGAGTCGGTCGCGGTGCGGATGTACTTGACCGTGATCGCGTTGGTGACGATGCCCAGCAGCGGCTCGATGTGCGCCTTGATCGCGCTCTCATCAATCAGCCAGCCGGACCAGTGGTTGACCCCGCCCTGGCCGAGCATGATCTCTGGCGGTATCTCCATGCCCAGCGCCAGACGGCGGATCGCCTCGGTGCGCAACTCGACCGCGTGCTCGTCCAGCGGGGACCAGAAGGTCGTGTGGTTCATCTTGCCGATGAGGTCGTCGGGTGAGGTCACGACGATGGGGACGATGGAC